AAAATAAAATAAAAAATAAAATAAAAAATAAAATAAAAAATAAAATAAAAAATAAAATAAAAAATAAAATAAAAAATAAAATAAAATTAAATATAATTAATTATTATGAACTATTTAATTAATATTTTAGTATTAATAATTATTTTGATTCTATTTTTTATAATCAATCATTATATTTTATTTGAAAATTTTTCTTCATATGTAAATCCTTTTTTTAAAAATAAATCTTTTTGTACTTTTAATAAAGATTCTAATAAATGTACATGTACATATCAACATGATAAAATGCATATTCCTTATGTAGCTCCTGAAACAGCATGTAATAATAAATGTATAAATGTAAAAAATGCGAATGAATGTATTGGTAAAAATAATGAAATTGATTATTATTGTAAAATAAATGGTAAATGTGTTGAATTTAAAGGGACGAATCAATCAAATTATATAAGTTTAAATAATTGTGGTGTTGATAAATTAAGTAATCAAATTATATTACCTTATACAACAAAAGAAGATTGCGAAGGTTCATTAAATGTTTGTGATTCATTTAATAAATCTGAGTATAGTGAAAGTGAAAAAAAAGAAAAATGTTTAAAAAATACACAATGTGGTTTTTGCGCAAATAAATTTGGTGAAGGAAAATGTGTTCAAGGAACTGCTGAAGGTCCTTTAGATTTAAATAATAATTGCACAGCTAATCCCACAAACAGTCAAAATAAATATTCTTATGGTGATTTTTTATTTTCTGGAATAAAAAAATTTTAATAAAAAATATATATTTGTTTTAATTAGTAGAAATGAATAATTCATCTAAAAATAGTAATATTAATACTAAAAATATGAATTCTAATGGAAGAAATAATGCTAATCCTAATATGAAAAATAATGCTAATCCTAATGGCAGAAATAATAAAAATAATAATTTGAATAACAATAACAATAACAACAATAATAGCAATAACAACAATAATTTGAATAAAAACAATAACAACAATAACAACAATAATTTGAATAAAAACAATAACAATAGCAATAATAACAATAATTTGAATAACAATAACAATAACAATAACAATAACAATAACAATAACAATAACAATAACAATAACAATAACAATAATTTGAATAACAATAATTCTAATAAAAAAGAAAGTAATAATGAAAAATTGAATAAATTTGTTAATTCAAGAAAAGAAGATTTAAAGAAAATAAAGAAATTTTCTGATAATTTCAAAAATAATTTAAATACAATGCCATTAACTTTAAAAGTTTTTAATGTTGTTTTAACAACAATATTAACATTTGTATTTACACAAACAAATTACAATTTAGCTTTATCATTACTATTTGGATTTATGACAACAGTTTTTATTTATTTATATGTTGGTTTATTCTTTGCTATGTTATTTTTTGTATTATATTTAGTTTTATTGATTAAAAAATCAAATGAGTATAAATTAACTCAAGGAATAATCATTGAACAAACAAATATTCCTAAAACAACTAATAAAATAGCTTTTCAATGTGATGCATCTGCAACACTTCAAAATAATGTAGTTTCTTATAAGAATTTTAGAAATGAATTAGATAATAGAGATTTTTCGTTATGTGTATATTTATATATTAATGGTTCTAATCCAGTATATAAAAATAATTTTTACAATTATAGATATAAAGATTGGAAATCAGTATTTTATTTTGGAAATAGTGAAATAAAATCAGATTCACTAAATGAAAAAGTGGAAGAAGAAAATGAAGACAGTCATTTACAAAATTTAAATCAAATGCCTGGATTATGGTTAAAACCTTCATTAAATAATTTAGTTTTAGCAATGAAAAATGGAGATATTAATGAAAGAATAGAATTAAATGATTGTCCATTAAATGAATGGTTTTCAATAAGTATATTAATGAATAGTGCTTCTGTTTCTATATATAGAAATTGTAAATTAGAGAAAATTGTTAGTTTAAATAATATTATTCCAGATACATCAGAATATAATTTATTTTTAGCTAATGATGCGGAATTAATTATATATGATGATAATGTTAAAAGAAATGGTTTTGCTGGTCAAATGGCTTATTTTACTTATTATAATTTTATTTTAACACAAGACCAAATCAATAATTATTGTAATAAATATAAAAAATCTTTAGAAAAATATCAAGATAAACAAAATGAAGGAGTTGTATATAATACATCATGTTTAGTAACAGATGGAGATGTAAATTCTTTATAATAAAAAAAAATTATTTTTAAGAATTAATTTCTAACTTAAATATATATATTATGGCTAATAGTTCTAATTCTAATATGAGAAATTCAGCTCCAAGTACTAATACAAATATGAAATCTCCAGGAGGTAAAAATTCTGGAATGTCTGTAGGAAAATTTTTCTTTGCAATTTTTGCTATTATATTTACAATTGTATTATTTTATGTAATTTATATTACAATTGTTTATATTAATAAGAAAAATGCTTCAAATCCAGTAATTATTAATGATGTTATAGATGCTGATGTTGCTAGACCATCATTTTCTTTACCTGAAGTTACTGTTGGATTAAATCAAGCATTTAGTACTTGGATTTATGTTAAAGATTTTAACTACAAATTTGGAGAATATAAAAATATACTATGGAAAGGAAATCCTGGTTCTGGCTCAAATAGCGTTCATAGTCCAAGTATATGGTTATATCCATTAACAAATTCTTTAAAAGTTGTAACTTCTACTCAAGATGTTAGCGGTGTTGAATCATGTGATATTCCAAATATTCCATTAATGACATGGGTCCATATTTGTTATGTATTAAATAATAGAACTGTTGATATTTACATTAATGGTAAATTAGAAAGAAGTTGCGCATTAAGAAATTTACCTGTTATTAATGATAGTCCTGTTTATATAAGTATGGGAAGTCCTAATGCTGGATTTTATGGTAAAATGGGTAAAACTCAATATTTTACAAAAGCATTATTACCAACTGATGTAATGAATTTATATCAACAAGGTCCTTTAGGTTCTACACAATATCAAATACAATTTTTCCAAGATGGTAAATTTATCAGTGTTTCAAATAAATCTAGTTTTGAATCTTAAACATTTTTATTTTTAATATTTTTTTTAAATCAATTATTTCATAAAATATATAGAATTTTATAAAATATTATAAAATTATAAAATATTATAAAATTATAAAATATTATAAAATAATTAAAGTATAATTAAATAAAAAATATGATATATAATTATATATGGCTTCAAATAATACAAACATAAGTATGAATAAATCTAATGTAGGAGCAAAAAGTGGAAATGGAAAAGAAAAAAATATGTTTGGAATGGTTTTAGTAGGAGTTTGTGCTATTGTTATTTTATATTTTATTTATTCTATTATAAAAGGTTATAGAAATTATTCCACTTATAGTCCTTATTTTGTTAGAGATATTATTGCTGGTAATACAGCATTAAAAATAGATGCTTGGAAAATTCCTCAACCAATGGACAATCAATACGGAACAGAATTTAGTTATTCTTTCTGGATTTATGTAAAAGATACTAATTTTGATTCTACTTGTGATTCAGGAAACTTAGGAGCATTTAAACATGTTTTTCATAAAGGAAGTAATGATCATAGCAATAATCATTTACCTTTATTACAAAATGCTGGTGTTTGGTTATATCCTAATACAAACAAATTTCATATAAGATTTAATACTTATCAAAATATTACTGAATCATGTGATGTCGGAAACATTCCTATTAATGCTTGGACCCAAGTAAGTATTTTATTAATTGGTAATTCTGTTGATGTATTTATCAATGGTAATTTAAAAAAGAGACAAAAATTAAGAGGTGTTCCTAAATTAAATTATGAAAATTTATATATTACAAATTGGGGTGGTTTTGATGGTTATTTATGTGGTTTAAGGTACTTTAATTATGCTATACAACCTTTTATGATTGAATACTTATTTAATCAAGGACCTTCTCAAAAATTTGATAATACTTATAAAACTGGTGTTAATAGTCCTGCTCCTGAATTAAGCAGTCAATACTGGATGACAGTTGGTTATCCTAATACTATTGGTGCTCCAGCAGGTTCAGCTCCAAATTAAATATCTTATTTTATTTTTTTAGACTTTAATTTTTAAATTAAAAATATAATCATTATAATTTGTTAAAAATTATAATAATGAAATAAATGTTAAAAAATTATAATAATAAAATAAATGTTAAAAAATTATTTTTAACTTTATTTAAAAGTAATTTATCAATAAAATATAATGATGAAAAAGAATCTTTTAAAAGAAAAGTTTTTCATAGGTAAAAAAGGGTATATAGTAAATAAATCTTTTTTTAATGAAGAAGAATTAAATAAAACAAGAAATGAATTAAATATTACTCCATTTAGTAGTGGAGATTATGGTGGTGAGCCAGAAAGTCCAATAAAAGTATATCGTGAAAATTCTACACACTTATATATTCCGAAATTTTTTGGATTAAATAAATATGGTATTTGTGAAAAAAATATTCCTGAAGGTATTGATATAAATCTAAAATTTAATTTAGAATTACGTAAAGAACAACTTATTCCTGTTGAAAAAACTATGGAATCTTATTATGAAAAAGGTGGTGGTATTTTATCTCTTGGATGTGGTGCTGGTAAAACGATACTTGGTTTATATTTTATCAGTAAATTATCAAAGAAAACACTAATTATTGTTCATAAAGAATTTTTAATGAATCAATGGATAGAGCGAATTCAGTTTGCATTACCTACAGCGCGAATTGGGATTATTCAAGGTTCTAAATGTGAAATTGAAAATAAAGATATAGTTATTGGAATGTTGCAAAGTTTATCATTAAAAGATTTTTCGAAAGACACTTTTGATGATTTTGGGCATGTAATTATAGATGAATGTCATAGAATACCTTCGAAAATATTTATGAGAACATTATTTAAGATTAATTGTAAATATATGCTGGGTTTATCAGCTACACCTAATAGAAAAGATGGATGTACTAAAATATTAAAGTGGTTTATTGGAGATATAGTCTATAACGGTGTAGGTGAAAATAATGATGAAACTAGAAATATAGTAAAAGTAATGAGATATATAATAGAAAGTGAAGATGAAAATTATAATAAAGAATTATTAAATTTTAGAGGTCAAGTACAAATGGCAACAATGGTAAATCAAATAGTAAAATATTTAAGAAGAACTAAAATCATGGTTGTTAAGATTAAAGAAGAATTAGAAGCAAATGAAAATCGACAAATATTAATATTAAGTGATAGAAAACAGCAATTAGAAGATTTTAATAAATTATTAAAGGAATCAGGAATTGAAAGTATTGGTTATTATGTTGGTGGAATGAAGAAAGATGATTTAAAAAAAAGTGAAAGCTGCAGGATTTTATTAGGAACATATCCAATGGCAAACGAAGGATTAGATATTCCTTCTTTAAATGGATTGGTTTTAGCAACACCTAAAAGTGATATTATTCAAACAGTTGGAAGAATATGTAGAATGAAACATGAAAATATTCAACCATTAATTATTGATTTAGTTGATAATTTTTCTATATTTGAAAAACAAGGTAAAAAAAGAATGGACTTATATAAAAAAAATAAATACGAAGTTGAGGATTTAAAATTTGATATGGATAAAAATCAAGTTTTTGAAAGGAAAAAGTACCATTATCATAATATAAATTTAAATTGTGGTACAAAGAAAAATAAATCAGTGGTTGGTGATAAGGATATAAGTGATTATTTGAGTGGAAATAATACTAAAAGTGGAAATACTAAAAAAGATTTATTTAAGATGTTTGATGATGTTTTTTAATTTATTTTTTGATTTATTTATTTTTTAGTTTGAGTTTGGTTTAAGTTTGGTTTCATTATATAAATAAGTTATTAATTATTAACAGTCATATTGGCTGTTCTACAATTTGTTGGATTTGTGTTTGTTGAATCTGCTAAGTCTTCAAATGTTTTCTTAGCTCCATAAATTAATCCTGAAAATATTTGGTCTTTTTTGAAAAAATCATCTAATTGTTTTCTAATATCTTGAGGTGTATATTCTTTTCCACATAAACCTTTTATTTTAATAAAGTCAAGAATTTCTTTTCTTTTGTTATTTAGTACAATTGTTGAACCATCTTCATCTTCTACTGTTGTATAAGTTTGTTTGGATTCAAATAAACTTTTGATTTTATCAAAATAAGATTCCCAAAGTTGATCATCAAAAATATATTTTAAGTAATCATTATGGAAATAACCACAAGCATCTTTTTTATTAGAACATATTTTATGTCCAAAATCATTTTTAGGTCTTATACAATTTAAATTATTGCAGCATGTATTATTACCTTGTGGATCAACTAAACATCTTTCATTTTCTTTAGCACATACACAATTATCTTCTTCTGTGCAGTTAAATATATTTTTATTTGCGGATGATGTTTGATTTGATTGTTGATATGATGTTCCTTGTCCAAATACATTACAGAAATCTTGGGCATTAGAATAAAAATATTCTTGTTGATTTTTGTTATTTTTGTTATTTTTGTTATTTTTGTTATTTTTGTAGTTATTTAAATATTGTTTATTTGATAAAATATAATTAAAATAATAAAATATAATTAAAATTAATAATAAAATAATTAAATTAAATATAAATAATTTATTTTTTAAAAACATATCTAAAATTAATATATATAAAAATTTAATATTATTTTTATATATTATGAATACTAAAGATATGAATACTAAAGAAGATTTAGTAAATATTTATTCATTTGGTATTTTTTTAAACTTACATTTATTTACTTACAAATATATTTTATTTAGTTTTGGATTTTTTGAATCTATTTTTTATTTTATTTTATTTAATTTTTTGATAAGTTATGGTTTTAATTATAGTATGTATGAATTATTATTTAATAAATTATGGACATCTAATTTTAATAATGCGTGTATGCCTTTATTATTAAATTCTGTTGGAAATATAATTGTTTTAAATGTAAATATTAATAAATATGAATTATTTATTAATAAAACTATATTTGACATGATATTTTTATTTTTATTAAATTATTATTTAAGTTATTATTATCCAAATGAATTAACATGTTGTAAAATGTTTCGCTTTAATAGTGCAATATTTTATTTTTTTTTATGGAATTTATGTTGATGATTCCTTTATTTTTTTATTATTTTTGTTCAATTTAAATATTTCTTTAACAAAATTTTCATTAGCAAATGCATTAAATGATAATGGACCTAATAAATTAACAAGTTTATCAAAATCTTTTTTTGAACCTCCTTTTTTGACTTTAGAATCTGAATTAGTTAATAATACTTTTTTTAAGATTAATAATATTCCTGTTGCTATAAAAGCATTTGTTCCTAATGGTGCAATAATTGATTTTAAAATTGAAACTGAACCACCTTCTTGTTTATTTGATTTTTTATTGATTTGAAATCCTTCATATAATTGATTTATAGTTTGACTTAGACCATTTTTTAAACCTAAAGGCTCTAATATTTTATTCATTTGTTCGTATAACGGTGAACCTCCTTTTAATACTTTTTTTGTTTTTGGTTTTTCTACAGCAAAATGATGTAATAATAATAAAGATGCTAATATTAATAAATTACCTCTTCCCAATGGTGCTAATGTTGATATTAAATCAGAACCACCTTTTTTTAATGTAGATTTCATTTTTGTTTTTAATTTAGTATTATCTACATTACCATCAACCATACTATGATGTAAAAATATTAATAATATTAAACTTATTAAACTATTGATAGATAAAGGAACTAATCCTCTACCTACTTGTTGAATAGCGTCAAATTGATTTACTTTCATTTTAGTTGGATTACCTCCTTTTTGTAACATATCATATATTGAGTTTGAGTTTGAGTTTGATTCAAAATCATTTTTTCCACCTTGTTGATGAGATTTACATAATGTTGCTTTAGTATTATTAGGTGAATTATGAATTAATTCTCCATCTATAATAGGAGCATAATTAAAACTATATCTAGACCATCCAACCATCCCATTAATAGATTTATTTACATCAATCGTATATCCGTCACCACCTTTTTGAATATGTTTTTTTAATTGTTCATCAACAAATCCCAATACCATTGCTGGTGGTATATCATTTTGTACTTGTGTATTTGTTGGTTTAAAATCTTTTAAAGAAGTTACTTTATTTATTTCTTTATTAAAGTCAATTACTTTAGCAGTTGATGACATATATATTATAAGTATAAAAATATTAAATAGTTTATTATTTTAAATAAAAAATATTAAAAAATATTAAATAGTTTATTATTTTAAATTCTCATATTATTGTGAATCTAATGTAATCTGAATTTTATTAATAATACTAATATTATCCATACTGTTTGTTTTATTTTTTGGAACCCATTTTTTAAATATTTTATTATATATACATTCAATATATGTAGCATTTTTTTTTTTAATTTTTGTTAATACATTTTCATTAATATTATCAAAATTAATAATTGATTTTAAATAATTTGATGTTTCAATATCTGGTACAGATGCAAATGAATATTTTTCTATATTATTATTCGAACTATAACAATATAATTCATATATATCTGGCATTCTTGTTGGATTAATCATAAAATTACATGTAGTCTTATTTAATAATTTGTTATTTGATTTTTCTGTATTTTCTGTATTTTCTGTATTTTCTGTATTTTCTGTATTTTCTGTATTTTCTGTATCATTAACATTTTCTAATTTTCCAAATAATTTATTTTCTTCATATTCTTCATTGTTTTTATTGTTTGGACTATTATTTGAATATTTAGTATTAATAATTTTATGTTCTTCTTTTATAATTACTTTTTGATTATCAATGGTTATTCCATTATTAAGAATTTTACTATCAGACCTACATTCAGGAAAACTAAATAAATAATTATCTCCAAAATTGTTATTATTTTTAAATAATAATCCTGCGCTTCTATAACTTAATATTTTCATATAATTATCAACTAAATCATTAATTTCATTTATCATAAAATATTTTTTTTTTGATATAAATAATTCTTCATCTGGTTCATAATTATTTTTCAATATTTCTTCAATGTATTTATTTCTTTCTTCAAAAATTGTAGTTATTAATGATTTACCTTTATAATATGGAATATCATTTATTAAAAATATATATTTATTATTATCATTTTTAACCATTTCTCCATCAAATAATGTTCCATTATATAAATCATCAGAAAAATTTATTTTGACTATATTCATAACATTATTTTTTTTATTAATAAATATAGTATAATTTTTATCATTAATATTTGTTAAAAATAAAATATAATTTTTACCAAATGTTTTTAATAATACAAAAAATTTATAGTTTTGTAATGAATCTAAATTTTTTTTATTCAAAAATGAATAATATTTACTTTCTAATTTAAATGTTCCTATATTTGATATTTTTTTATTAACATTATTATATAAACTTGATGAACTTTGTATAAAATTAGATTGTTTTCCAAAAAAAAATGAAGTGGGCATAGCTGTTAATTAATATTAATATTTAATTTTTATATTGATTTTAATTCATATTTTTTTATTTTTTTAAAAAATAATAAAAAATGATTTTTTATTTTTTTATTTTTATTATATACTAATTAAAATATTATTTATTAGCAATACATAACAAAACATGTTAAGAAGAATAAATAATGAATTAAAAAATAATAATTTTTTTAAAGAAGCAATATTTAATGAAGAATCTAAACAACTAACATTTGTATATGGTAAAAATAATAATTATGTATCTATGCTTATTCCGCCGAATTATCCTTTTTATCCACCGAAAAGTTTTAAAGTCAATTATAGACCAATAACTTATTACAGATTGGGAAACAAAGAAAATATATATAAATATTTTAAATTAAATTGTTTATGTTGCTATTCAGTATTATGTTGTTCAAATTGGAGTCCGGGAATAACAATTCAAAAAATAATAAATCAATATGAATTATTAAAAAATATTATTAATTGTTCTATTTTGTTTTTTTATTTAGAAAGAAAAAATAAATTAAATACTGATGTTTTACAAGTAATTGCTTCTTATATTAAATAATAAATAATAAATAATAAAATAAAGTTGTTCACTATTATAAAAATTAAAAATGAATTATTTTTTTTATATTATATTAAAGTAATGGATACTAAAAATAAAGTTATCAAAAAATACATTAATAATATTAAAGAAACATCATATAATTCTGTAATAGGAAAATTAAATAAAAGTATTAAAAAAAAAGGTTTAAGTGTTGATGAAAAAAAAAACACTAAAAATATAATTGTACAATTAAAAAAATGGAAATCTAATGAAATTAAGAAAAATGAAAAGAAATTTAAATCATCATTAAAAGAATTTAAAATAAACTTGGAAAATGATTTTAATATTTCTGTTACAGTTAAAAAATCTAGTAAAACTAAATCAACTAAATCTAAATTACCTAGCACATCTAAAAAATTAAAGAAAATATATATAAATAATAAAAATAGTATAAATAATAAAAAAATAAATAATAAATCAAATATTAAAATTCAGGAATTTACAAATAAAGAAATTATAAATTTAATTAAAAAGAGTTAAATGAATTTTATTTATTTTATGTAAGTTTATACAGGTTTATACAGGTTTATACAGGTTTATACAGGTTTATACAGGTTTATACAGGTTTATACAGGTTTATACAGGTTTATACAGGTTTATACAGGTTTATACAGGTTTATACAGGTT